TTGATGAGTTTGGAGATATGAGCGGTGATGTATGGACAGCAGTGCGTCCTACGCTGAGTGATAAAGAAGGACACGCTTTCTTTATTGGCACACCCAAAGGTGGGCGTAGTAGTTGGGCATATGACATATACAACAATGCTCTCAGCAATGATGATTGGGCAAGTTTCACCTATACCACATTAGATGGTGGTAGGGTCAGTGAAGAAGAAATAGAAAGTGCTAAGAAAGACTTAGATGCTAAAACATTCCAACAGGAGTATTTGGCAACCTGGGTTGATAGTGCTGGTAGAATATATTATAGCTTTGATAGGGCACATAATGTCCGTGAAGTAGATGATTTGAACACAGATGTTATATACACTGGTTGGGATTTTAACATAGACCCAATGAGTATTGTAGTAGCTGTTAGACGTGGAGATGATTTATATGTCATTGACGAAATCAGAATGTATTCTTCTAACACCCAAGAAGCAGTGGAAGAAGTTCGTGCGAGATATCCAAGAAGCAAGATCTGGGCTTACCCAGACTCAGCATCAAGGCAACGAAAAACCTCAGCAGGAGGTAGCACGGATCTTATCCAATTGCAAAACGCAGGCTTTATAGTCAAGTGCCTGAACAGTCATAATCCAGTGCGTGATAGGATCAATGCTGTGAACAGTAGGCTATGTAGTGGAGATGGTGTAAGACACTTGTATATCAGTGCAAATTGCAAATATACCATAGAAGGATTAGAGCGTCAGACATACAAAGAAGGAACTAGTCAGCCTGACAAGGACAATGACTACAACCATATGATGGACGCATTAGGATATATGACGGAATATATGTTCCCAATTAGAAAAGATCAAGGTAACATCACCCAACCTAGACGTTGGGGACACGGAATTGCAGTATAATAACTAGGACAAAAGAACATGGATTACACCTTACAGGACGCATATAATCGCTTAGCCAGTGCTAATAGTTTATATACAAATTACAAACAAAGATGGCAGTTTCTATTAGAAAGCTATTTGGGAGGTGATGATTATCGCAGTGGCAAGCACCTTACACAGTACAAGAGTGAAACCACAGGTGAATACGAAGCGAGATTGGCAACAACTCCACTTGCCAATCACGTGAGAAGTGTTGTTTCAGTTTATACCAGCTTCTTGTTCCGTGAGGAACCAGACAGAGAGTTCAACAGCCTACAAAACAATATCAACCTAGCTCCATTCTTAGATGATGCTGACTTAGATGGCAGAAGTCTAGATGCCTTTATGAAAGATGTAGCAATCTGGAGTGCAGTGTTTGGACATTGTTGGGTCATAGTAGCCAAACCACAGACCAACAGTGCCACACGTGCAGGTGAACTTGAACAAGGTGTGCGCCCATATGTTAACATCTTAACACCTCTGGTAGTTACAGATTGGACTTGGCAACGTGCCAGCAGTGGTGCTTACAATCTAAGCTATATCAAATACCTAGAAGATGTCAATGATACTTTCTCAACGGTAAAAGAATGGACAAAAGAAACAATCATAACCAGCAGACTAAACAATGTCAAGAACGAGATAGTTGATGTCATCACAGAAGTTAATGAGCTTGGTGTTATCCCAGCTGTGATTGCCTATGCGGCACGCAGTCCAGTGCGTGGTGTTGGTGCCAGCCTAGTCACTGACATCGCAGATTACCAAAAACAAATCTACAATCTCAACAGCGAAGTAGAACAAAGCATACGCTTAAATGGACATCCTACCCTAGTTAAAACAGTTGATGTAGAAGCGTCAGCTGGTGCAGGTGCTATCGCACTCATGCCAGACAATTTGGATCCAGGACTACGTCCATACTTGTTAAATGTTGCTACAGATGTGGCACAGATATATATGGCGATTGAAAACTCAGTTGAAACCATTGACAAGATGGCTAACACTGGTGCTGTCCGTGCTGTGCAAGCCTCAAGTATGAGTGGTGTGGCTATGGAAACAGAATTCCAATTGCTGAATGCCAAACTAAGTGAATTTGCAGATGCATTAGAACTAGCTGAAGAACAGATTTGGCGTCTATGGGCCCAGTATGAAGGTGGTGTTTGGGATGGCGAAGTTGAATACCCAGGTAGCTTTAACATACGTGATACTGGTAATGAATATAAGAACTTACAGATCGCTAAACAGACAGCCACAACTCCAGATGCTATAGCAGTGATTGATTATAATCTACGTCACTTATTAGATGATCCGCGTTATACTATCACAGAAGAAGAAGCATATGAACAGAATTCATATCAAGAAGAAATCATAGAAATAAATCAGATAGCCGCTGAGATCCGTGGACAACAGGTAAGTGCAGAACCTGCACAAGCACAACCATTGACTGGTGAAGCAGAACATCCAACTACTACACCAGCAGATAGATCCGCACATATCCAACAGATGATTATGGACGGATATACTGATGCTCAGATACTGGCCATACACCCAGAAATTACAGCTGATGATATATTAGCCGCTAAAGAACAATTACTTAATCTAGGATAACCATATGTGGCATAAACTATTAAAATTATTAAAGATCAAAACTTGTTGGATCTGTAAGAAACGAGTAAAATGATAGACTATCGTGGAGAACGCTTCCAAGGCTATAACAAGCCTAAACGCACTCCAAACAATCCAACCAAAAGCCACGCAGTTCTAGCCAAGGTTGGTGATGTTGTTAAACTAGTACGCTTTGGACAACAAGGTGTTCGTGGTGATAGAAAGAACACCAGTAGAGCTCGTGCGTTTCGTGCCCGTCACGCTAAGAACATAGCCAGGGGTAGATTATTCGCAGCCTACTGGAGCAACAAGGTAAAATGGTAATATGGACATATTAGAAATCGTAGGCAAACTTTGGCCTCTATTCGTCAGCTTCGTAGCACTAGTTATAGTCCTAGCCAAGATGGATGTGCGTATTGGTGTAGCTGAAGAAAAGATTAAAACGTTATTTGAACTACATAACAAAGGAAAATAATATGCCAGTCCGTAAGGTAAAATCAGGATATAAATTTGGCACATCTGGTAAAGTATATCCTACAAAAAGACAAGCACAGCGTCAAGCACGTGCTATCTATGCAAGTGGATACAAGAAGAAATAATCACTAGGAGAACTATTATGGGTATGGGTAGAGGCAAAGGTAGAGGCAAGGGTCGTGGCACAGGACGCAAACCAGGACGCTAATTGGGCGGACTATTTCTATCGCATTCGTGAACAATGTCCGTGGAGTTTGGCGGCTTGGCGTAAGGGTGAAATAGACATAGTGGATTGGACTGGTGAGGTATTATCACTTAGTCCATATCAAGCCAGAGTATATAGATTTACAGGCACAGACAAAGAACTAAAAGCATTAGCCAAGGAGCTAGACAATGGTGAATGCGAATGGCTTTACAGCTATCCAGGCTACGGCCCATTCGCTACACCAGTCAAGGTATTGATACAGCAGGACCGTGCAGAATTAACACGCCTGAGAAATAAAAATAAATAAGTATAACTTATTGATACGGGCGTAGCAATAAATATTATACAACACTCCAAAGGAGGCATCGCAACATGAGCGAGCAAGAAATCATGGCAGGCCAGAACGTAGAAACTGATACTACAAGCCAAACTTCACAAATTCAGGAACAAGCAGCACCAGGTAAGACATACACACAGGAAGAATTTGACAATCACATCGCTGGACTTAAATCAAGTCTAACGAAGAAACTACTTAAACCCTACGAGGATTTAGGTGACGTCAATGAACTCCGTGCTCTCAAAGAAGCCCAGATTAAAAAGGCTCAAGAAGAAAGCCTTAAGAAAGGCGAGTTTGAGAAGATCTTACAAGATATGGCTGCTAAAAAAGACGCAGAGATTTCTAAGAGAGATTCTGTTATTAGAGAATACAAGATTGAGACACCTTTAGTAAATGCCGCAGCCAAATATCGTGCTGTAGCACCAGAACAGGTAAGAACACTATTGAAAAATAACATCAATCTAAATGCTGAAGGTGAAGTTGAAGTATTAGACAACAACGGACAGGTAAGATACAACGACAAGGGCGTAGCCCTTACAGTTGAGGATTTAGTAAACGAGTTTCTCGCAACTAACCCACACTTCGTCCAGGCTAATCCAGCAACAAGTTCAACAAAATCCAGCATCACTAATAATCAAGCTCCTATAGATATCAACAAGTTGGATATGAAAGATCCAGCACAAAGAAAGATATATGCGGAATATAGAAAGTCCGCAGGCATTAATTAATTTAATCTAAGGAGATTTAATCATGGCAACAACAAACACAACCACGTCATCATTGAGTGAGTTACTACCAAGTATCATTCAAGAAGCTTTATTTGTAGCTTCAGAGCAATCAATCATGCGTGGTTTAGTAAAGAACTACACATTGGGTCCAGCACAAGGTAAAACTATCAATGTGCCAATTTACCCACAACAAACAGCAGCAACATTATCTGAAGGCGTAGGCTTGGCTTTAGGTGATGTAGGCTATGCAAATGTTAACACATCAACAGCAACACTAACAATTGGTGAAGTAGGTATTGCTACTCACATCACTGATTTAGCACGTCTAAGCTCAGCAACTAATGTTGTAGCTGATGTAGGTCGTTTATTTGGCGAAGCTATTGCCAGAAAAATTGACAAAGACTTAACAGCACAGTTCATTAACTTTACTACTAACCTAGTAGGTTCAGCAAACGTTTCAAAAACAAGTGGTGCAAATGCTATTTCTAGTATTTTATCAGCAGCTGATGTATTCAAAGCAGTGGCTAAATTGAGAAGTGCAGGAGTCCCAACATCAGATATGGCCTGCGTTCTTCATCCAAGCGTTGCATATGACTTACTAGCAAACATTACTAACACATTCTCAAATCCAGCATCAGGCGATTTACAAAATGAGGCAATGAAAATGGGTTATGTTGGTATGTTGGCTGGAATTCCTATCTATCAAACAAGCAACATTGATAACAACAACACAACAGGCGACTACGCTGGTGCAGTATTCCACCGTGACGCACTTGGCTTTGGTTTAATGCAAGATATCAAAATTGAGGCGCAGCGGGACGCCTTACTTCGCGGAGATGCGCTAGTGGGTTCAGCTTTATATGCAACTGGTGTTATCTACGAAGGCTATGGTTGTGTAGTATTGGCAGACAGTTCAATTCTATAATCTAGGGTTATAGCTTCAAGCAATAAGAAAGGAGCATTCGTGCTCCTTTTCTTTATTATAAATATGATATAAGAGGAATTTAAGATGGCATACGCTACAACCCAAGATTTAATACAAGTTGAACCCACAATTACTGAATATGGTGTGTTAGACTTTGATGCAGAACTAGCTCGCAGTGAAGCTGAGATCAATCGTGTGTTAAAAGTGCGTTGGTTTCAAACCTGGCTCAAGACACAGGCCAACAATCTTGTTGAGTTTGATACCACACTACTAACATCTAGTCAATGGACCATGGCCACAGTTTATCACGCTCTAGCTTACCATATCTGTCCTAAGCTAACCAAGTTTGAAAATCAAGGCAGTGAAGACAACTTCCAAGTGCGTATGGACTACTATGCTGGCCGTTTTGAGCATGAGATGGACTTGTGCCTACGTGAAGGTGTAAAATACGACGCTAACGATGATGGCACCACAGTGGCTGCAGAAACACGCAGTGTGCATCCAATGAGACTGGTAAGATAGTAGTACACAAGTAAGAAAACTAAGTCATAAATAGTTGAGTGGGGGTAGGACCCTTGCTAACCAATGTGAAGGACACAGATGGCATTCGCGACCAAAGAAGAACTCCTCGCCATAGAGGATGTATCAGCATATGAGCAGGTAATCAATATTGATATTGAATTACAGCGTTCAGAGTCCGCTATAATCCGCCTACTAAACACAATTTGGTGGCAAAAGTTCATACAAAACAATCCCCAATTTACACCAGGTGCATTAGATCCAAGCCTATTAGTTAGGACTGAATGGACTAATCCAGTGATATACTATGCCCTAGCATACAATATCTTACCTAAATTACCCAAAGACTATACCCAAGAGATAGGTGACTATCATCATCGTTGGGAATATGAGATACGTACATTACAACATTTTGGTATCAGCTACGACATAGAACATACCACTCTTAGATTCGTGCCTGAGACAGAAACATTTAATTACACAAGGTTGAGAAAATGAGCATAAGAGAAGACATCGTTATTGATATCGTAACAACCTTACAGAATATCACAGACCTACAACCTGTATTGGTCACACGTGAGCCCTTTGATGTTGAGAAACTAGCTATAACGCAGTTTCCAGCAATCTTAATCTCCAGCGTCAATGAAGATCGCACCACTGAAACCATGTCAGCAGGCATACGTCAAGGCACCATAGCCTATACGGTTAGAGGCTTTGTCAGAGGTAATGAGATAGATAAGAAAAGAAATGATTTAATAGAAGCAATTGAAGAAGCATTGGATGCGGATAGGAATAGAGGTAAATCCAGCAGGCAGGTATTAGATACACAAATAGTTAGCATTGAAGTAGTTGATAGACTACCACCCCTAGGTGAAATAGTCCTCACAGTCAATGTTAGATATATATTCACAAGAGGAACAACATAATGACTATATTATACAAAGGCAATGAAGCTAGAAAGGTTAAAGAAAGCAAGGTTGACAGCTATCTACAATCTGGATGGACCACAGTGCCTGGAGTATCAGCAGTTAAAACAGATACTCTATCAGTTTTGGTTAAGGATACCACAAGTTCCAAGCCAACGGTAACAGCTTCAGCAGCCGTTAAAAGTGCTGAAGAAAAAGTTGAAACTTTAGACAAGGAGAACGAAGATGGCAACATTAGTTGGTAATGATGGACAGGTAACAATAGCAGGACAAGCTGTGGTATCTACAAGAAACTTTTCAGTAGATATGACAAGTGATACGATTGAAACTTCTACTATGGGCACAGATGTTCGCACATACGTAAAAGGTATGAGTAGTTGGAGTGGGTCAGCTGATATTTACTTTGATACAGCAGACTTTAACGCTAACACAATCATCACTTCTACAAGTTTAGCAGCGATTGGTAGCACACCAGTTGGTGTTAAGTTCTATTTAGATCAAGATGCATCAGCAGACGTGGTATTATACGGCAATGGTATCATCACAGGTTATAGCGTATCAAGCTCAATGGACGGATTAGTAGAAGCTACTATTTCATTCCAAGGCAGCGGCCCTATTAAATATAGCCAAACTGGTGATTTCTTAGCGGGTAATGTATAATCAATCATGCTAACCATCAAGGTTACAGGTATTGATAAAGTAAAAAGCGATGTAAGCAGTAGCTATAAGCAACTAATAACTGCTTTGGCTACTGATTTACAACGTGAATTACAACAGAACACACCAGTTCGCAGTGGGCGTGCCCAAGCGGGTTGGACAAAGCAAGTTGGGAACAAGGACTTTGTTATTGAGAATAAAGTTCCGTATTCAGGCTATTTAGAATCAGGCACGAGTAAAATGCGTCCAGCAAATAAAGGCAAGGGCATAATTGGCCCTGCGTTAAATTCAATCAAAGGAAAATACAAATGACAGTTTTAGACAACGCAACAAAACATTTTAGAACACAATTAAGTGCACCATTAGAATCAGTAGAAGTTCCTGAATGGGAAACTAAGATCTATTTTAAGACGACACTTACTCTTAAAGAACAAACAAAACTTATTGAACTAGCACAAGGTGGTAAGACAACAGAAGCTCTAGTTGAAACACTAATCACCAAAGCACGCAATGAAGATGGAACTAAAATGTTCCAAGCATCAGATCGTGTGGTGTTTATGAACGAAGTGGATCCACAGATCCTTATTCGTGTAGTAGGTGAGATTAATAACTTTGGTGCTGAAAACACCATTGAGGCTGTAGAAAAAAACTAACAAAGGATCTAGATTTATTGTTCGCTTGCCGTCTTGGCAAGGATCTAGGTTTGACATTAGAACAAGTATTTGATATGACGACAGTTGAATTTCAGACTTGGGTGGCTTTCTATAACTGGGAAGCCAAAGAGCAGAAGAAGGCAGCTAATAAACGGAGATAATCGTGGCAGACGCACAGATAAAGATAACCGCTGACGCAGGTCAGGCTACGGGTGAGATAAGCAAATTAGACAAAGCACTTGGGGCACTTAAAGGCTCCAGTGATGTTGTTGAAAAGGTATTTAATCGTCTAACGGTTGTTGCCGCAGGTGTTGGTTATGCTATGTCAAGAGTTGTCCAGGCAACTGGGGAACTTAATGACACAGCGGCTATCTTAGGTATCAGTGCCAGCAATCTTAATGTACTACAAAAAGCTGCTGTTAGTGCGGGTGTCAGTGCTGAAGAACTTACCAAATCAATGTTCAAACTTAATCAGAACATTGGTGATGCATTGGTCAAAGGCACGGGCCCTGCTAATGATGCTCTTAAACGTCTAGGACTTAACGCACAACAACTAGCAAGTCAAAGTCTAGATAAAACCTTTGAAGATGTTACCAAAGCCCTTGCTAAGATAGAAAATCCAGCAGTCAGAGCCTCTACGGCCATGGACTTATTTGGCAAGACTGGTGCTAAGATAACTGAGATTACTAAAGCTGCTGATGCTTTCCGTAAGAAGATGGAAGATTTAGGATTAACTATCTCAGATGTTGATACTAGTAATATTGATGCCATTGGTGATGCCTTTGAAGGTGCCAGCAGTGTCATTGAAGCTAGCTTCCAAAAGGCACTTAGTGCCCTTGCTCCATACTTGATAAGTTTCGCAAGAACAGTTGAACAAGTCGTAGGTTATATAGTCAAGAACTGGGACAGCATACTACCAGTATTAAAATTAATTGGCTTGGCATTAGCCGCATTAGCAATTTACTTCAGTCCAATACTAGTTGGTATAGCTTTAGTCGCAGCCGCAATATTAAAATGGCCTAAGGTATTTGGTGCAGTATCACAGTTTATACTTGATACATTAGATACCTATGTCATAGGGCCATTAAAAACAATTATTAGAGAAATATATGCTGTTGGTGCTGGCATGGTAGCACTGGCACAAGGTAAGAATCCCTTTACAGCATATAATCAAGCGATCAAAGACTTTGACGGTGTTAAGCTATTTGGTGATGTTAAAACTATCCAAACAGAACTTAATGTCAAAGCTGAAGAAGAAAAGAAAACCCGTGAAGCTACCAAAACTGTAGTCACAGGTATCAATGAAGAACAACAAAAAGTCTTAGATGGACTAACCAAATCTGTTGCTGAACAACAACTTAATAATGAATATCTAAAAAATAGATTAGTCTATGGCGATGAAGAAGCCAAGAAGATGAAGATAATTGCAGACTTTAATCAAAAGATTAAAGAATCTAAAATTGCTATAACACCTAAAGTTAAAGAACAATTAGATATACTACGTCTGACAAATACCACAGAAGCTGATACAACTGATGAGTTAACTAAACAATTAAAACTTAGAGATGGTATCAGAGGTGTATTAAAATCTGGTGAGGCAGATCCAGCACAAGGATTAGAAACTCTTACAAAATTTAATTCTAAATTAGCAGAAGGTATTAAATTACGCAAGGAAAGTAGAGATTTATTAGATCTAAGGAAGAAACTTCCTGATCCTGGTGTTGGCGATATGATTGTGTTTGATGAGAAAGGCATAGCTCAAAATTCTATGACTGCACTACAAAAAGAAATTTATGATTATCTAAATATAAAACCATTAAATCTATTTAATCAATTATCACGTGAAGACTTAGCCAAATATAATAAATTTCTTGATCAGATTAAAGAAGGGTGGGACGCATATGCAGATAGTATTGCTGAAACACAAAAAAATTCTGATTTACAAAGTCAAGTAGATGCTAAAAATCGTCAGATTGGATTCTTAAAGACAAGAGAAGAACTTGAATTTCAAGCTTCATTAAATATTGAAGAACAAAAATTAAACATACAAAGAGAATATGCTCAGAAAAGATTACAAGTTGATTTAGATCGTATTCAAGCAACATTGATGGCAGAGCAATCAGGTATGGCAAAAGTGTTAAGTGCCAAAGATAAAGAAACTCTACAAACTATTGGAAATCAAGAACGCCAACAAAAGAGTGTCAGTGCTAGAATTGATTGGGAAAAGAAAAATGTGGAAGAAAAAACACAGTTTGTTATCCAACAAGGTGCTAATGCGTTTAATGCACTTGGTGCACAGAACAAGAAAGCCTTTGAAATCGCTAAGGCATTCAATATTGCCAGTGCTATCATGAATACATTTGTAGGTGCCAGTGCGGCATTGAGAGATTATCCACCACCATTCAGTTTCATAGCTGCCGCAGCACAGGTAGCTTTTGGATTAGCACAGGTGGCACAGATCCGTAGTCAAACATATAGTGGTAGAGCATTAGGCGGCCCTATGGTAGGCGGACAAGGATACTTGGTTGGTGAACGAGGTCCTGAAATATTTACACCAAGTACAGCAGGCACTATGACACCAAACGATAAACTTGGCGGTGGTGCAACCAACGTGACATTCAATATCGTTGCCAATGACACTCGTGGCTTTGATCAATTATTATTAGAGCGTCGCCCATTGATAACTAAGATTATTAGAGATGCCCAATTAGAACAAGGTAGGAGACAATAATGGCTGATATAACAACACAATTCCCAGATACACCCAGTTTTCAAACTGTAGATTTTAAGGTAATCACACCTACGATAACCAGCGAAACTGCTAGTGGCAAGAAACGCAGGGTTGGGCAAGGTATAAGTTTCTATACTTGGACAGCAAAATATGCACCATTGACACCACGCGATGCAGGACCAATCATTGGATTCATCCGCTATGCTGAAGGTCCTATGTACAGCTTTGAAGTCATATTACCAGAGATTAGTTTTACTAAATGTTTCAGCCAACCAACTGGAAATGTCAGTGTGCGTTCAAATATAGCCATTGGTAGTAGTAATGTGCTAATAACCACAACCAATACTGGCACAGGTGAAGTCCTACGTGCAGGTGACTATTTTAAGTTTGCCAATCATAGTAAAGTTTACCAAGCGGTTATTAACTGTAATACAGATGCTAATACTAATGCTACCTACGGAACAGGCAATACAGTATTAACTTTTGCTAGTCCAACGGTTAGCAATGTTCCAGCTGGAACAAATTTAACAATTACCAATGTGCCATTTACAGCTATCATTGATGCTACTGAACAAGACATCACAGTTGGTTACGGTGGCATGACAGAAGTAGAAGTTAAAATGCGTGAGGTTTGGTAATGGCTTACAGCAACGCGGTTGTAAACACAACTTATCTTAATAGCTATGTAGCTGTTGACTTATTAGAATTACATCTAAAGAATTCAGTAGGCACCAGCGATCCGCTATACCTCTGTGGTGGTGGATATAATATTAGCTTTGATAGTCCCACAGCACCTACAGCAGGAACTAATGTCTATGAAGCACAGGGCGATTTTATTGCAGTTAGCACACTAACTGAAGACTTTGAAGTCAAGGTTGGTAAATTTTCTATTAGCCTATCAGGCGTAGGTAATAGTTATGTAAATCGCTTTACAAGTTATAGTCCAGAAGGACAGCGTGTAGTTATCTATCGTGCTTTCTTAGAATACACAGTGGTTAATAATATTGAAGGATTAGTTATAGTACCAGATCCAATAGTATTATTTGATGGACTTGTATATAATGTTAGTATAAGTGAAACAGGTAGTAGTTGTCAGGTAACAGTTGATTGTGCTACATTGTTCAGTGATTTTGATCGTAGCAATGGGCGTAAAACAAATAATGGTAGCAATTGGTTGTTCCAAGATGGCAATACCTATGATAAGAGTATGGAACAAGCAGGCTTCGTTGGACAAAGTAATTTCTTATGGGGAAGATTATAAAATGCAGATTAGAAAGATACATCCAGGCGAGATAGATGATATATTCGTATTATTTCATCAACATACACAAGAAGCGATACAATCAATGCCTGAACTAGCTGATGAGATTGATGATGGTGCTTTGCTAAACACCGTGAGAGGTTGGAGTATACAACACCATATGTGCTTTCTTGTAGCCTTTGAAGGTCAGCGTCCTGTTGGTTATGTAGCAGGAGGACTTGCGGCACAACCTTGGAGTAAAAAATTATATGCACAAATTGGATTAATATTCTTAACAGAAAATAGTCGCAGTATGGAAAACTTTAAGGCATTAGTAGATAAGTTTGAAGAATGGGCTAAATCTGCCCAGGCGATTAGAGTTGTAGCTGGTGACATAGGAGTTAATGTAGATAGGACTCGTAAGATATTTGAATATCTTGGTTTCACTGAATGCTTGTCTGTTAAAAGAGATATAAAATATGTTTGAACAATTACCGTTTAATACAAAAAAAGAAAATAAAACTAAATCTCAACAGACTATAGAATTATTTTGGAAAATATTTAAGAAAATATTCTATAACTTAATGTTTGGACCCATTGGGGTTGGTATAGGATTATGGGCATTTAGTATGCCTGCTCAAGCTGGATTTTTTGAGGCTATATTTGCTGTTGTAGCCGCAGTTGGTGCCTTCTTTGGTGCTGCTGGAACAGCGGCTATCATTGTAGGTGCTGTTGCCATTGGTGCGGCAGTTTATGCTTCTACAGCATTCCTTGGCTTCTTAGGTATGAAGATGCCTGATTTAAGTAATCAGGAATCAGCAACTAAACAAGCAGAAGGTGTGCAGATACAGCGTCGTGGTAGTGTTGAACAGATACCTATCGTCTATGGATATCGTCGTATCGCAGGTGTAGTAACATTTGCTACCACTGGTGGCGACAAGAACAAATATCTCTGGGTATGTTATACTTTTGCTGAAGGTCCTGTTGAAGGACTTGTTAAAATGTATATTGATGATTGGGATCTTGACACAGATAATCCAGGTGCCGCCGCAGGTAATACAGTTCCAGCATACTTAAATGCTAATGTTAGTGAAGAAAAGGTAGCAAATAAACCTGTGAATATCGCCTGGGGCAAATATAAAAATCGTGCGAGATTATTTTTTAGCAAAGGTGAATACTATACCAATCCAAGTAGTATAACTATTAATAATTATGTACTGGGCACTGGTGGAGCATTTGAAGGTGTGCCTACAGGTGATAATGGTTATAAAGAACAAATGGTGCACAATGGATTATGCACTATCTGGGCTCGTTATGAATGGATTGCTGGCGAGGATAATCCTTTCACTGGTAGCATACCATTACTACATATTGAGTTATTGGGACGTAAGGTTACCCCATTATGGACACAAAGTAATATAGCCAACACTAACAATCCTTATAATACCAAAGTTACTTCAACAGAGTCAGGTGCATACGGAACTAATGAAAGATACTCAACTAACCCAGCTGAGATATTGTTAGATTATCTACGTAATCCACGCTACGGTAAGGGACTTAAGAATGAAGACATTGATTGGGACAGCTGGTATAAAGCCGCGGCAAAATGTAATCAGATGGTGCCAAGTAGCACTGCTGGACAAACACATCGCATACTACAATTGAATGCTGTGGTGCAGACAGATGCCACTATCATGAACAATGTAAAAACAATATTACAAAACTTCCGTGCCTACATGCCATACCATCAAGGCAAGTATAAACTACGCATTGAAGATGCTGGTAATGAAACAGATATCCTAAGTGGTGTAGCTACTATCAAAAGAACATTTGCCACACTAAAATCAAGTCAGAAGAGAGGCATCAGCCCACCTATTGATAATATCATAGGTGATGTAACCTACACTGGTATTGAACGCAGTAGCAAATATAATCAAGTAGTGGTGCAGTATGTAGATCCTGATGAGAAGTTTACTAATCAGAGTGTTACCTATCCACCAACACTTGAGAACGGAACTAATCCAGATGGCAGTAGCTATTTTGGACAAACATATTATTATCTACAAGACGGTAGCCGTGATTATAGATATGAGATAACCTTGCCTGGTATAATCAACAGAGATCAAGCTCTGGACATGGCACAGTTGATATTTAATAAATCAAGATATCAAGAAACCTGCACCTTGACAGTTACCAGTGAAGCCATGAATTTAGAACTTGGTGACAATATCTATATCAGTAGCACGGTATTAGATTTCATTGATCCTGCTGATGCTACAAATACTATACCATGGCGTATAGTCAGTTTCAGTTTACAGAATAATCATAACGTGCAACTACAGTGTGTACGTAATCCAGATACCATCTATCCGTATATACGCAAGGGAGAAAAAGATGTTGTATTACCTATCTATGTGCCAAAAGGTGCTGAACGACAGCTAGCACAGAACGTTGAATTGTTTCCGCGTGGTATTGTTCCGCCAACCAAAGCAAGTTTGCCTGCAGGAACTTCAATATCTAATGCACTGATTAACACCACACCAAGTAATGTAGCAACCAGCAACAACACAGTGTCAACAGCAACAGTATCAACTCCTCTAAATGATGTAATTAACATCACAGGTGTTAGGACAGTTTATGTAGCTGGGCAGTCTTATTTGGTATTGACTTGGCGTCAGCCTGGCGTAGCCATGTTTAGAAGCCTGTTAATCACAGCTACAGCCGTAACAGGCTCAGGCACAGCTAGCCCAGCACTTAATTTTGAATTTATAGGAAGTCCTAATGAAGGTGACATCGTTGAATATCAGATAGGTCCAGTAGCACCAGGACCCAATAGCACATATAGCATTGTTAGTAGAATAAAATATTCTACATTCCAACAAAGTACAGCTACGAGTTTATTCAATGCTAGTGTAGATGCTGAGGTTACTACAACTCCAGCAACTACCACAACTACCACGACTCCAACTACCACTGCACCAAGCACTGCTGTTGTAACTCCAACAGTTACACCAATCTATACTACACCCACACCTACTACAGTAACAGCGGCAGTGCGTGATAATTATTGCTCAACTTTAGTTGGTGATGTCACAGCGGCAAACTACGCGGCAGATCCTCGTGTGATAACTTGGACTTTAACACTAAATGCCATTAACACAGATATCATTGGATTTAATTTTTATATCAAACCTACGACTGACACTTTTTGGCGAGCTCGTGAAGCACGCAATTCAGGTGGGGTAGCATTTAATAGTTCATTCCCAACAGTAGAAACGGTAACATTAAGCAATGTAGGTAGAGCCACAGTATTTGATTTAATCATCCGCGTGGCATACAAAGATGGTAGTGAAAGCAGCCGTCAACAAAGACTTAGTTTCAATATAACCAGCACTGGTAGTTATCCATATAATTTCTTCTTTGGTATCAATCCTACAGCAATATTAGAAAATACTTCAGCATTTACTCCAACCCTAACTCCGCCAGGCTTCGTTGGCACTGCTGCAGATATTAGGATGGGTGTTGTATCAACACAATATAAACTTACCAACGGGATATTATTTAATCTAAATCCACCAGCTACAGCTGATAGGAGTTATTGGTATGGACAGACTATACGCTATCGTCCATTTACTCCTGGCAGTAATCCTGCGTTTACAACACTATTAGACAAAACAGTTACACCTATCGCAGATGGCACTATCCCAGTAATCATCACACCAATAGTCTATGATCAAAAATATGAGATAGTTATAACTCCATATGTCAGTGTTAGCGGAACAAAAAGAGATGCTGACAACAGTTGGTATGGTGTTGGCTATGTAAACAATGCTACAACATCAACACTATTTCCACGTGATAATAATTGGAACTTTAATTTCAATTGGCAGAATGTGTTAACCAGTACAGCATTACAAACTATTAACACAGCCTTTGCTCCGCCAGTGATGGCAGATGCTACGGTGCAGTTAACACAGTTTGATAGTTATAATGTTAATGGTAATTTTAGCAGTGATGTGGTAGACAACGGCTCAAGTTTTGTCTTACAAGCCTATCATAAATTAGCCTACAGTGGTGTTGGTATTACCAACTATAAAGGTGTGCGTATATATCGTCGTGAGATAGCACCTCCAAGTGGTGGTGTTTTAGAAACAACTGGTGGCGCCTATGCCAAATACTATGGTTGGGGACGTTGGGAATATGTTGATACCACAGCAACTTCTGCAACATTACGAGGACCTACGGCGGCAGCTGAATTTAATCCTTATTATCAAGTAGCAGGTGGTAGTGGCAGTAGTAATCTACTAGCATATGGATATCAAGGTGCGTATAATGGTAATCTAGCTAATAATAATAAGAAAAAGATACAGCCAGCTAATATGGGCAACCAACAATTCCTAATCGTGGTGCAGTTTACAGATGATAGTTTCAGCACCAAAGGATTATTAATTAATGTTGCTAAGAGTAAATCCAGCACACCAAATCCATATAATCAACTGAAACCTAATCTACCTCAGATAGTTAGCCTATCAACATATAATAGTTACACAGGTGGATACTCGCGTAATCTCAGTGAAGCACGCAGTGTATTGGCTAATACAGGTATTGGACTTGCATATAATCAACCATTCGCTGGATCAGGACCAAATGCTGGAACTGAAGCAGGCATTACAAAATTCGTTACATACCCAACTACAGACTCTACCGTAGGTGGTGCTATCACACCAGCAATACAATAAGGAATAGATATGCCAATACCAGAAAATACAGGCTTACAAGATTTTGAAACTGGCACCATCTATCCAAGGAATCTTGGCACTTGGGCAAATCTAGCCAGCACCAGAGAGATAACCATCTCGTCAAATGTCACCGTTAGCCGCACTGCTAATATAATTTTAGGCAATGTCAGCTTTGGTAATATTACCATAATCAACACCACACTGTTAGCCAACAGCAATGTCATCGTCATGACAACTAGCACAGCTAATATCGCCAACATATCAGTAGGTATGCGGGTATACAATGCCAATACGGTGTCAGCTAATACCACCGTGACTAGTATCAGGAACAGCACTAGTGGTATCACCTGGGCTAGTTATACCAACTGGCTTAATAATCCAGCTGGCTTTTTCCTGTGGAATAGTCCTATCATTGATAATGGTAGCAACAAAGCATTTAATTGTTTAGTTACTACAGAAGCCACGGGTACTGTCAGTTATCAGATACGTAGCAGTGTAGATGGTAATTTTGATGG